CTTGGCAGGCGCCTGGAACGTCGCGTTGACCAGCTCGTCGAGGTCGCCCGTCGGGGCCGACTTCGAGTCGGCCTTCGTGTCCGTGCCCTTCCGCATGGCGATCGGGATGACCTGCGCCTCGATGCTCATGGCAGGTTCCCCGTGTTCGCGAAGAACCGGATGAAGTCCCAATACTGGATGTACTTGCCCGCTGCGTTCGCGATCTGCACCCCGCAGCGATCGACACTGAGCCCCGTCGCCGTGTACGATCCCAACTCCATCCACGCTTCGCCGATCGACGCGTAGAAGTAGAAGTCGCCGCTGCGCTTGATGATCGCGTAGTACTCCGGCAGCGGACGCGAGCCCGTGGCCAGCAACGAGAACGTCGCGGTAGTGGGCACTCCGGCGACCGTCTTCTGCCACTGGAGATCCACGGCGCCGATGTCCGTCTCCGTCATAAACAGACCGACCGCGTTGTTCAGGTCGAGGGCGCCACCGCTCGTCTGCCCGAGCAGCAGGCCGCCCGAGTAGTCGTTGTTCGCCACCGCGCCCTGATCGCGGTTCGAACTGCACCGGAACACGATCACGTCGTTTGTGTTGAATGTGACCGCCTTCTCGATCGCCACCCGGTACGTCGCGTCGCCGACCGGCTGGAGCACGAGGTGCGACGGACGCCCGCCCACGCTCGGCCCCGCCCCGTTCACCGAGTACCGGATCACGCCCGCGCCGGGGTTGCTCCAGATGTCCGGGGCGGTCGCCGACATGCCCGCGTTGAGCGTCCACGCGGAGAGCGTGCCCTCGAACTCCTCGTCACGAGAGTCAGCCGTGGCGGGCTTCGTGGCTACGCACCACGGCGCCCCCGTGATCGCCTGATACGACGGCGCGACGCCTGCGCCGTTCGCCGTCAGCACGTAGCCGCTCGTGCCCGCAGCCAGCCGAGCAGGCGTGTTCGCCGCGCTCGCGTAGAGCAGATCGCCCGTGGTGGTGAGCGTCGCCTTCGAGCCGTTCGCCCACTCGCTCGCCGTCGCCGTCCTCGTGAGCACCTGATTCGCCGTGCCGCCACTCGGCAGCGAGCCGCCCGCCGCCGTCGAGAGCGTGCCCGTGGGGCCGAAGTACGCGATCGTCGTCCACGTCGACGGAGGCGTCCGGTACTGGAGCGCCCACGTCGAGGTGCCGCTCGCGTTCACCTGCGCCCATCGCCAGTCCGAAGCGGCCAGCGCCGTCTGGTTCAGCAGCCCGGAGTTCAGCGATAGCAGGTACTGCTGGACCTCCCTGATCGCAGGGTCGTCCGACAGCGTGGCCGCGAACTTCGGCGGAGTGCGAACGTCGCCGCTCACGGGCTCCACCCGCTCGGCCACACGTCGCCCGCGTCGTAGTCCCGCCGCGTGTCCGCGACCGTCGTCGGCTCGCCTGCGTCACGGTTCGCCGCCGCCGCGTTGATGCGCCGCACGAGCGCATCCTTCTGCGCCATGAGCACGCGACAGTCCGACTCCTCCTTCTGCATGCACTTGATCGCCCCGTCGACGACGAGGTATTCCTCCCACCCGTTCACGCCGTCGATGGTGTCCGTCGGCAGCGTCGGCACGGAGAGGCGCGGCACGTAGTAGAGCTGGATCACCTGGCCGCTCGCCGGGAACGGCCGCAGCCAGAGGTTCCCCGCCTCGAGCCGGTAGCGCAGCGGCGTCTGTCGCCCGCTCGCCACCGCGCCCGTGCTCCACTTGTCTCGCTCGGCGAAGGCGAACGGCCGCATCGTGATGTACTGGTTCGGCGTCCCGCTCTGGATGAGCAAGCTGCAGCCGAGGAGCTTGTAGAAGTCGGTCGGCAGCGCGAAGCGGTCGTTGCTGCCGTCCGTGGTGATCGTGCTCGCGATCGACGAGTAGTAGTCCTCGCCGTAGGTGGTGACGAGGAGATCGTAGAGTTCCTGCTGCGAACTCTGGATGTACGTGAGGATCTCGGCGTCCGTGACGAACGACGAGTTGACCTGATCGGCCCGGTACCGGATCGAGGCGGTCACAGCACTGACTGTCGTCACGCCTGCCGCCACAGTAGCCTCCTAAGCGCGCGGGGCCGGTCGCGTGCGACCGCGCCGACCCCGCGTCCTGCCTCACTGCGCCGGGACCTAGACCGCCGCTTCGTCCCAGAAGATGTTGAACAGCAGCGCGCCGACGGGCGTGACGCCGTTCAGGTTGATCATCAGGAAGTCGCTCGCCCCGACGAGGTAGAGCGGCGCGGTGTTGCCGACGCCGAACTCCCAGGTCAGCACGCACTGCGCCGGGACTGCGTTCATCGTGGTGACGGCCGCGATCGAGGGATACGAGACGTACCCCTGGCGGATCATCTGCGTGCCGCTGCCGACGGTGAACGCCGTGGTGCCCGCGACGGCCGGGATCACGCTGGCCGCAGCCGCCGTGCCCGCCCGGTCGCTCCAGCGGCCGAGGGTGCCGCCCGCCTCGGTGAGCGCGGTCCACGTCCCCGTGGTGCCCGCCGTGGTGCGCCGCAGCAGGCGGCAGAGGGTCGAGGTCGCCGCCACGGTGTTCGCCGCGACGATCGTGGTCCCGATGATCTCGATGCGCCGGATGCGCGCCACGATTCCGGCCGCACCCGGGATCTCGATCACGTCCGTCGCGCTGGTGAACGTGGTGGTCACGGTGCCGTTGCTCACGGCCGAGTACATCGGATCGATCCCGGCGTTCGGGAGGTACTGCGACGCGGAGTTGCCGTCCTTGATCAAGAGAGCCATGTGCGCTTCCTTTCGCTGTGAGGCCGTAGCCTCGGGTGGTGGAGGACGGGCCTCCGGGGACTACGCTGCGCGCACCGCCGAGAGCAGTGCGGAGTCGAAGTTGGCGTTGAAGTACGCAGCCCCGCCCGGAGGCAGAGCGGTCGCCGTGCCGGTGTTCACGCCGAGCGCCGGGAACACGCTCACCGTCACCGTCGGCGAGGCCGTCTGCGTGCCGCTGGAGTCGCGCACGAGGACGCCGCAGGTGATCAGGAACGACCCCGTGGGCGTGCTCGACTGCGCGGGCGACACCTGATTGCAGAAGAACGCCTCGCCCCACTGGAGGACGAGCGAGGAGCCCGCCGCGAGGTAGAACGGCGCCTCCGGCGTGCTGATGATCGGCCGACCGAGGTTGTAGGCCGCGCCCGAGGGCGAGACGTACGGAGCCACCGACGTGATGCTGACGGCGGTGCCCCCGGCAGGGTTGGCGATCGTCAGGGTGAAGTCGAGCTTCTGGCCGCTGAGTGCCATGTTCGAGCTGACGCCGAGCGTTGCGCTGAGTGCCATGGTCGGGCTCCTAGGTGGCCGTGGGGGCGGTGACGGTGATCGAGGCGGTGCTTGCGTTCGTGACTGCGCCGTCGCTCGTGTAGACGACGGCGCCGAGCACGTAGGCTTGCGTTGCCGGGGTCGCGGGGAACCCGTCGCTGGGGCCTCCCGGCGAGTGCGGCACGCAGCGCCAGAACAGATCCAGCGTCCCGCTCGAGCCCGGAACCGTGACGTTCTGCCCCGGCATGATCGCGGGCTTGCCGAGCGACATCGCCGCCGCGCCTGCGCTGTTCGCCAGCACGGTCGGATGGCATCCGGTCACGGTGACGTCGCTGCTCCCGGTGTTCGTGATGGTGCACTTCGCCTCGAACGTCGCCGGGTAGGTGACGCTGCTGGGCGTGAGCGTGATCGCAGCCGAGATCGCCATGGCTAGCCTCCCCCGCCTGCGTTCCACGTGAGCGGCGCGACGACGAAGTAGGCGCCGCCGTCGTCGGCGACGCACTGTCCGTCGTTCGTGTACGTCTGCGTCGCGATGGAGATCGTCGACGCGGCCTCCAGTGTCGCGGGCGCCGTCGTCAGCGGCGCGTGTGCCACCACGGAGAACGGGATCTTGAGCGTGCCGCCACTCCCAACCACGACCACCGTCGCGCCCTGGGCAAGGAACGGCTTCGACACCGTGTAGCCGGGTCCTGACGCGGAGATCGCCACGTCGGTAACGTTCACCGAGTCGCTGCCGCCGTTCGTCACGGTCAGCAGGCAGTCGACGCGATCCCCGGCGTGGATCGTCTCCCCGTCGTATGTCTGTCGCGCGACCGCCGTCGTCGTGATCGCCATCAGATCACCGAGGAGTTCTGCAGCTCGAAGCAGAGGTTCAGCACGTCGCCGCTGGCCGGGTCGGCCACCGTGCCGGTGCTGCTCAGCGTCGAGAACTTCACCTGCGGCGAGGTCGCGCTCGTCACGTCGGTGCCGGTCGTCCAGAGCCCGCACCCGAACGCGGTCGGTGCTCCGGTCGCGTTCGCCACCGTCAGTCCCAGCGAGAGGAGGCGCCGGTAGCGGTCCTGCAGCACCACCACGTAGGTCCCGGTGGCGCTCCGGCTGATGCTCTTGATCGCCTCCGCGCCGATGGCGTAGGGACCGCTGCCCGTGGTCGGCGCGCTGGAGAACGTCGCGTCGACCGGGTTGAACTTCGTCAGCGTCGGCGCTCCGGTCGCGCCGATCGTGACGTGCGCCCAAAGCGTGACCCGCCCCTTGATCGACGTGAACGCCTGGTTTGCGAATGCTCGGTTTGCCATTGTCCGCTCCCTCTGTCCTTCCACCGTGATCCCGTTGGCCTGCCGCTACCGCCGCGCCTCGCAGCGCGGCGCCGAGCCGTTCGCCGCGTTACGCCGAGAGCGTCGCAACCGCGTTCCACGCCGGGGCGTTGCACTCGAGGTTCGCGTAGGTGCCCCACCGCGCCTCGCCCGCGTCCGCGTTCGACACGCGGAGGAACTCGCTGCCGTCGCCGTAGCGGAGGAGTTGCGGAGCCGGACCGAGCGACTTGAAGGTCCAGGTGCTCATCGTCAGCGCGTAGCCGAGCAGCGCCGGGCACGAGCGATCCGGGACCACGCGGACCTTGCCCTTCGGGCCGTTGACGACGATCGAGGAGAACCCGACCTCGCCCACGCTGAAGTCCTCGTAGACGACGCGCGAGCCGAGCGAGTACTGCAGCGCGGTGTAGCTCGCGAAGTTCGTCACGAAGTAGTTGGGGTTGCCGCCCTCGCGGCCGAGGCGCTGCAAGCACCCCTGGATCGCCTCGGGGATGTCCTGCGCGGCGCCGTTGTACCGGCACCCCGCCAGGCGCGTGACGTCGGCGCTGCGGTTCACGCCGTAGAAGTTATCGCTCGAGCTGGGCGCGGCCGTCGGGAGCCACGCGGCCAGGCCGGAGATCGTCGCGTTGTTGTCGCCGTAGCGCAGGAGCGAATCGCCAGCGGTCCAGCCGCTCGGGCTCGCCGCGCTGCCGCCCTGCGAGGTCGCCACCGTCACGGTCCCCGCGTCGCGGTCCACCGCGATCACGTAGCCGAGCGCAGCGCGCGGAGTGCCGCCGCTGGTGGCGTTCGCCTGCAGGCTCATGCCGACCTCGAACTGCGTCACGCTGCCGAGGTCCGCGAGCGTGATCACGCCCGAGGTGATGCCGCCCGTCGCGATCGCCCCGCGCGTGCCGGTGCCGTCGCGGAACATGAAGCCGCTCAGGTTCAGGACGCTGTTCGCGCGCCCGCCGTCGAGCACCGCCGACGCCTGCCGCACGAACGAGCCGACGTCGCTGCCGCTCGCGAGCATCGTCTCGTTGTCGATCGTGACGATGTCGTAGTTCCTGCGGCGCGTGATCAGGAACCTCACGCCCTGGTTCGGCGTCTGGCCGCCCTGCGCGACCGAGAACGTCGCAGAGCCGCCCTGGCTGACGGCGTACTGGAGCGGGAGCGGGTGGTACTCGCCCGTGAAGTTCGTCTCCTTCTTGACGAGCGCAAACAGCGGGTTGTCCTTGTAGACCTCGTTCGGGACTTCCTGGCCGTCGTAGAGTTCCTTCAGCGCGTAGTTCGCAGCGCTCAGATCCATGTAAGTAGACGCCATCGCAGAACCTCGTGCGGGCGCTTGGCGCCACGCGGAAACGGGTGGGGGGTCACGGGTGCGGCGCATCGCGCCTGCTGCTCTCCGTGCCCCTCGCGCGTCGCGTGAGGTTCCTGCGGGTGCTGCTAGCCCCTGACGGGGCCTACTTCGCGTCGCGTGCTGCCTGACGCTCCTTCGTCGCCTGGATCGCGCGCTCGATCTGCTGCTCGCGCGTCAGGCCCTTCGGCGCCGCTGCCGCAGACGAGCCCGTGAGGGCGTTCGTGAGCGACTTCGGTGCGGGTGGCGCAGTCGCGCCGGGTGATGCCGCCTGCGTCGCAGGCGCGGGAGGCGGTGACGGGGGCGCCGTCTTGGCCTTCCACTTCTTGCTCGACAGCGACTTCTCGACCGCCGCCTCGAGCTCCTTCTCGACCTGATCCGCCACCGCCGCGAAGTCGAGCATCTCGCCCGTCTGCAGGTAGTGACGCTTCAAGCGTGCCGGTACCTCGCTAGCATATCCGTGCAGCAGAGTCAACTCGTACTTGTCGCCAGCGGCCTCGACGGCCTTCACGTGACGGCTCGCCCACTCGGCCTCAGCCGCCGCGTCCTCCTTGGCCTTCGTCTCCGCGCGCAGGTCGGCCAGCGCCTTCTCGGTCTTGCTCAGCCGCTCGAGCGGGTCGGCTGGCGCGGCAGCGGCATCGCGCTCGGCCTTCCACTTCGCGAGTTCCTCCCGCTCCTTCGCGATCGTCTGCCGCTCGTTCGCGATCTTCTGCTGCTCGGCGCGCAGCGTCCGCTCGCGCTGCAGCACCTCGGCAGGGATCGCAGGAGGCGCGGGCGGCGCAGCCTCGACCGGCGGAGTCGTCGGCGCGGGCGTGGTGGGCGTGGTGGGCGGGGTGACGACGGGGGCGGCGGCTTCGCTCACTGGGGCGCTCCTGTGGGTGCGGGCATCGTGGGCAGCAGATCCGACTGCGGCGGCGCCTCGGGCACGGCCTGCGGCGCTACGTCAGGACCAGCGGGCAGCGCGGCCATCGGGGCAGCAGGCGGAGTCAGCAGCGCGTCGATGCGGCCCATGAACACGCGCAGCAGCTCGAGGTTCTCCTCGGGCGTCCCGTTCGTCTGGCCTCGCGCGTATGCCTCCTGCGCCAGCTCGCGCGCCATCGCCAGGTCGTCGAACGGCTCGGGCTGGTACGCCTCGCCCTCGTAGACCATCCGCTCGACCGCGTCGGTGAGGTGGTCCTCCATCGCCGTCGCGAGCGAGTCGTCGGCCTCGAGGTCAGGGAACGCGAGCAGGCGCCGCGCCGTCGTCGGCGTCAGGTAGCCCGCCTGCGCGTACTCCTGCACCGTCTGCAGCCTGCCCGCCGGATCCTGCGGCAGCGCCGAGACGGGGAAGCACTTCATCACGTAGTCGCTCTCGTCGAGCCTCACCTCGGACCACTGCACGTCGACCGTGCGGCCACGCGCGGGCGTGCTCACGCGGTACTTCTTCCCGCCTTTCGTGATCTGCTTCACCGTCTCGATCGACAGCCGCGTCAGGTCGAGCGCGAAGCGCTCGTAGTTCTGCCCGGTCGTCGTGAAGCGATCGCTCTCGATGTCGTTGAACTCGCGCAGCGCCTTGCCGCTGTCGAGCCCGGCTGGCTTCGTGCTGACGGCGCTCATCATGCTGATCCCCGCCTGCTCGTACCCCTTGCGGCAGAGCGTCTCGAAGTGCGCATACACCTCTGGCGGCACGATCGGCGGCACCACGTAAGAGGGCGGCGTGCCGGTGTAGCTGACGACGGTGCCCAAGTCGTTGTTGAGGTGCTCCTTGACGATCTTCGAGCCGTTCTCGGTCAGGATCTTGAAGCTCCCCGCGAGGTGCATGGAGCGGCTGATCGTCCACAGGAGCTTGTTGATCTCGATCTGGATCGGCTGCAGTTGCTCGGCGAGTCCCTGCGCCCAGAACCCGTAGAGCCTCGGCGTGTAGGGCAGCTTTGCGAAGGGGAACCAATCGTGCTCCCAGCCCTGCTCGTCCTCGGGCGTCAGCACGCACCCGTCGATGCTGATCAGGTGGCGCCCGTCCTTCGCGTCAGGGCCGCTCGGCAGGTGCCACGACTCGCGCACCTGCACGAGATCGCTCGTCAGCGACGTGTCCATCCCCATGAACGAGCCGGGCGCGTCCATGATCTCGCTCTTGTGCTCGGGGAACGCATCCGCCAGCACGCCGCGATCGACCTCCTTCACCCGATGCAGCGAGCGCGGGCGCCCGTAGTAGCCCTCGATCTCGTCCACGTACATCTCGACCGACAGCGCGCGCTCCCAGCCGACGCGACCGTGGTCGTCGTAGACGTGGATCAGCCCGTCGCCGTACACGCACGCGTCGCGCATCGCCGCAGGCATCGCCTGGTCGGCCTCGTTCTCGTAGAACACGCCATCGACGAACTTCGTGAGCCCCTTCGCCTTGCGCTGCTGCCGGTAGTCACCGCCGCTCGTGAGGAACAGCGGGCGCGGCTTGTTCTTGGCGATCTTGCTGACCAGGGTGTCGATGACGCTCGGCACGAGCGCGTAGGTGATCCGGTCCTTGATCGCCTTCGTCACGTTGTCGTTCAGCCGCGCCATCCGCATGCCGCCGAACGGGAGCGCAGGCAGGTTGCCGTAGAGCCTCGTGCTGACGATGTACTGCGTGACGCGCTGCTGCTGATTCGCGCGGAGCTGCTCGAGCTCGCTCGTGATCGAGTTCGCCTTCCCTGCGTCCGTCTCCTCGCGGAACCAGCGCTTCCGCGCGGGCGCGGGCGCCTTCTTCTTCGGCCCCTCTGCGTCGCTCCAATCAGCCACCGGCCACCTCGGTCTTGTTGCACGTGTCCACGTCGCAGCCGTGCATGCAGCCGCCGTCGGCGTGCTCCACGCTCAGGCTGTGCCTGCACGCGCACTGGTCCGCGTCGCGCTGCGGCTCCGCGTCGGCCACCGGAGGCGCGAACGCGCTCGGGTGCCGCTCCATCACGTAGCGCCCCTCGGGTCCCTCGTATTCGAAGCGCACGAGCGCATGCGCCCGCATGAACTCGCTCCACCCGCCCGCCTCGGCCATCGCGCGCCCCGCCCGCGACAGCGGCACGAGCGAGCACTCCACGCAGGACAGCCGCCCGTGGGCACACGTGCGCGGGGCGTAGGGGTCGGGGGTCGTCGTGCTCATGCCGTCACCAATCGCGGCGCAGGCCGCTCCTCGGGCTCGAATACGCCTCGCAGCGTCGCGATCGCGCTGATCAGCCGCTCGCTCTCGGCGCCGCCCGCGTACTCGCACAGCGCGTGCACGCTCGGCCGCAGCGCCGTCAGCAGCGCGTCCACCTCCCGCGCGTCGATGAAGTCACGCTCCACGGGCGCGTCGGGCTTGCCGAACATGAGTTGCTGCAGCGGGTTCGGGTCGAGCGGCGAACGGCTCGGCACGATGAGCCCGCGCGCGCGGATGAGCGTGAGCGAGAGCGTGGTCACTGGTATCCCCCGAACTCCTGCGCCGTCTCCTGCGCGGCGATGATCCTGCGCTCCACGTCGGCCTCCATCTCCCGCTCCTCGCGGTCGCTGTACTCCTGCGTCCCGCGCTCAGGCACCGTCGCCAGCGTCTCGCTCAGGTACGGGTAGCAGTAGCGCCAGGCGTACAGCGCCGAGTCCGCGCAGTGGTTCGGGCACCCAGGATGCTCCTCGCGCTTCTCGCTCTTCACGTCCCAGATCAGCCCCGCATACTCGTCCGCGAGCGCGCCGCACTTCGGCCCGAGCACGATCTTCCCCATGATAAACTCGCCGTTCATCAGCTCGATGAAGTCGCTCTTGCCCGTCTTGTCCGCAGGCCACAGCGGCAGGTCGTGACGCTTCTTCATCTCCTCGACCGCCTGCTTGTTCGCGTTGTCGATCACGATCCGGTCGAACTCGTACCGCTCGCTCAGCGCCCTGATGCGCGCCGCCGTCGCCGTCACGTCGAGCCCTGTCTCCTTCGTGCTGGAGAGCAGGAACAGCCGCTTGTCGTGGTCGTGGAACGCGCCCACCGTGAACGCAGTCGCGTCCGTGTAGCCAAGGTCCACACCCAGCACGTAGTTCCAGCGCCCGCGCGCCATGACCGGCAGCGTCCCGTCGAACTCGTTGCGCCCAGCGGCGTAGCGATACACGAGCTTGTCAAGCTCGATCACCCACTCGCCCAGGTACATCTGCCGAAACCACGGCGTCTCCACGACGCGCGGGTTCGCCGCCTTCAGCGACGCGATGTCCGCAGCCCACTGGTCGCACATCCGGGCCTTCTGCCCCTCGGGGATCGCCGTGTTCTGCGTCGTGTCCCACTTGTGCAGCGACCAATCCGAGCGCCGCCCGTTCGTCACGTCGAAGAACAGCCCGCGCACGATGTTGCTCGGCGTCCCGGTCAAACTGATCTGCCCTCCGAGGTCGGCCGTCGCGGGCCGCAGCACCGCGTACACGAGCTGCTCGAGGTCCGTGCGGAAGTCCTGCGCCTCGTCGATGCTCACCTTGCGGTACTTCTGCCCGAGCGCCTTGCGCTGCTCGTTCTCGTTCGCGTCCATGCCGAGCAGGCGGATGCTCCCGCCGCCGGGAACGTGCATCTCGAGCCGCGTCTCGTTGAACCTCGCGTCGATGCTCCACTTGCGCGCGATCGCGTGCAGCACGTCGCGCCAGAACGCCCCGCGCACGCTCTCGCGCGTGAGTCCCAGGATCAGATGCTTGTCTGCGTGCTGCAGCGCCGATCGGACGTGGTCGAGCCCGACGCTGTACGACTTCGCCGCACGCCGCGTGCAGAACGCCGCCTTCAGCCGCGCGTTGTCGTCCACGTAGGCGCGCTGCGCGTCGAACTCGCCGTGCGGGAGCGTGCGCGCCTCGAGCGCGAACGTCAGCAGCGGAGCCAGCGCCGTCACAGGTCCACCTGCTTCACGTTGCTCCACGGCACCAGCACCGTCCGCTCGCCCCGAGCCAGCGTCACGCCCACGTCGTGCGCCGTCAGCGACGTGCGCTCGTCCGCTCGCGTGATCGGCTCCGCCGTCGCGCCGACGTGCACCGGCTGCACCCACCGCACGCTCGCGCACGAGGTGGGCTTCATGGAGCCCACGCCCGGTACGGGTTGTACTGCAGCGCCAAGCCCAGCCTGGGCCACAGCGAGGCCGCGTCCTGCGTCTCGTGCGTGTACCAGAGCAGCGGACCGGCCAGCGCGCTCACGAGCATCCGCGCCAGCCCGTAGCCCCTGAGGCCGTCCTTGACGTGGATCCAGTGCAGCGACGGCCCCTCGGCCACCACGTAACCCGCGATCACGTCTGCGTCGCTCGCGTCGCACACGACCAGCAGCGCCGAGCGGCTCAGGATCGCGTCGATGGCGATGCGCTGCTCCGCCGCGTACACGAGCTCGGGCACCCGCTGCACGCTCTCGTTGTGCCGCCGGTAGTACCGCCGCCAGGTCGTGTGCACGAACGCCGCATCCGCGCTGCGCCCCGTCCGCAGACGCACCGAGCACGCAGGCGACACAGAGTCGGTGTAACCGCGCGCCGCTCCTGGCGTGGTAGCGGACTGCACATCCGCTGCCGCGCTCATGGCTGCGCCCGCTTCGCCAGACGGCGCGTGATCTCGGCGTTGATCCGCGCGACCTCGGCGTTCAGTTGCTCGTCGGTGAGGTGCTCGAGCGCGGGCTCGGAGAGCAGGAACTCGGCAGTCTTGCGCTGCACCTCGGCTGTGCGCGGGTCAACCTTGCCGGTCAAGCAGCGCTGCAGCGTGGCCCGCGCCAGAGCGCGCAGGTCGTCGGCGTCGAGCAGCTCCGAGCGCGTGATCGGAGCGCGGGCGAGGGCAATCGGGGCGTTGTCTGCGGCTCCCATCTGCTCATCATCACGAGCCGCCACGAGCCCTCAGGGCATGTTCCCCTGACCTCGCAGGGCAACCGTCCTGGGTAAGCCATCAGTGGCCGCGCTGTTCGGGGTGTC